GGCCAGCAGCAACGTCGACATGGCGGTGCAGCTCGCACGCACGGCCACGGCCAGCGTGAACACCGCCGTGCAAGGCGCGCGCTCGGCGGTGGCGCAGCTCGACATCGCGGTGCAGGCCGCGCGCACGGCCGGCGTGGCCGTGGACCTCTTCGTGCAGGCCGGCTTCTCGGTCACGGCGGCCGTCGACACGGCGGTGCGCTTCTCGGCCAGTGCCGCCACCGCTGTGGGCGCCGCTATCCAGGTGGCCCGGTCGGCCGTCGCCGACGTGTCGGTGGTGGTGTCGGTGCAGCGCGCGATCGCCGCGGCGGTGCAGGCCGCCGTGCAGGCGTCTGCATCGGCCAGCGTCAGCGTGGGCCTGTACGTCGACGATCCGTCGGCCACTGTCTATTCCGCCCCGCCGCTCGTGCCGCGCCTGCAGTCCACCTCGAGGCCGACTGCCCTGCAAACCACATCGCGCGGCGCTGCCCGTCAGCGTTCGCGCCGCTGAGGCCCCAATGACAGCACTGAAGCTCCTCTCCACCAGCGGCGCCGAGCCGGTCACGCTTGCACAGGCCAAGGGGGCCTGCCGGGTGGACGCCGACATCACCGCCGACGACGCCCTCATCACCCTGTTCATCAAGGCCGCCCGCGGCCAGGCCGAGCAGGAGCTGTGCCGTGCGCTGGTCACGTCGCAGTACGAGCGCGCGCTCGACGCCTTCCCGGACGGGGCCATCGAGCTGGCCTGGCCCACCGTGGCCACGGTCGACGCGGTGCAGTACGTCGACGCCGCGGGCACGCTGCAGAGCCTGGGCGGCAGCGCCTACACCCTGGACAACCGCCAGGAGCGCGGCTGGTGCCTGCCCGCGGTCGGCACCACGTGGCCCACCACGCTGGCCACGGCCAACGCGGTGCGCGTCACCTTCACCAGCGGCTGGGGCGAGGGCGCCGCGGTGCCCGAGGACGTGCAGGCCTGGATCCTGATGCGCGTGGCCACGCTCTACAAGTTCCGCGAGGGCGTGGCCGCCGGCCTCAGCGTCGCCGAGCTGCCCCGGGAGCATGGCGCCGGCCTGCTCGACAAGTGGCGCGTCTACTGCTGAGGCCGCACCATGTACCTCAACGCAGGCGAGCTCGACCAGGTCATCACCGTGCAGCAGCGCGCGGCCGGGCAAGACACGCGCGGGCAGCCCAACGGCGTCTGGGTGGACCATCTGGTGGCCATCCGCGCCAAGGTCGACACCCGCCCGGGCCAGGACGTGTTCGGCGGCGGCCAGGAGCAGCCCACGCTGCCGGTCACCTTCCGCATCCGCTACCGCACCGGCCTGCACGAGCGCATGCGCGTGGTGTGGCGCGGCCAGGCCTACGAGCTGGTCGGCCAGCCCATCAACGTGAAGGGGGCCAACGTGGCCATCGACCTGCCGTGCGTGGCGGGCCTGGGGGACGGGCGATGATCTCCGCCAAGGTCCGCGGCCTGCCCGACCTCAAGGAGGCGCTGGCCACGCTGGTGCCCAAGCTGCGCGTGCGCGCGCTGCGCAACGCGCTGGCCGCCGGCGCCCGCGAGGTGCAGAAGGAAGCGCGCGCCAAGGCGCCGGTGCTGAGCCCCGGGGCGCTGGCGGTGCGCAAACGTCTGCGCGCCCCCGGCACGGTGAAGAAGGCCATCAGCGTGCGCACCAGCAAAGAGGCTCGTCGCGCCGGCGACGTGGGCGTCTTCGTCAACGTGCGCCCGGCCAAGGGCGGCGCGCGGGGCGCGAACAGCCCGCGCGACCCCTTCTACTGGCGCTGGCTCAACTGGGGCTGGAACGCCGCGCGCGCGAGCGACGGCCTGGGCCGTGCCGGCAAGCGCGCCCGCCTCAAGCTGCGCAAGGCCAGCACGCTCAAGCGCATCCCCGGCCGCTTCTTCCTGGAAGCCGGCGCCACGAAGCTCGAGGAGGCGCTGCAGGTCTTCATCAAGGCCATCGGCCCGCAGATCGAGAAGCTCAACCGGCCCAAGGCCCCTGCGCCATGAGCATCGAAACCGACTTCCGCACCGCGCTGCTGGCCCATGCGCCGCTCACGGCGCTGGTGGTCGACCGCGTCTCTCAAGACGCCGCGCCCGACGGCACCAGCTATCCGCTGGTGCTCTTCAGCGTGCGGCGCGACAGCGTCAATGCGCTCGACGGCACCCTGCTCATCGACCAGGCCACCGTGGCCGTGCAATGCTGGGGCGACAGCGCGGCCAGCGCCGGGGCGGTGGCGGATGCCGTGCGCGACGCGTTGGCCGCCGTGATCCTCAGCCACGGGGCGCTGCTGCTCGACCGGTCCACCGCCACCGACGCCGAGCTCGATCTCGACGCCGTCTACCTGACCTTCCAGTGGTGGGGCCCGCCGTGAGCCTGCCTCCCAACGTGTTCTCCGGCCCGCCGCGTGCGGGCCTTTTTCTTGTCCAACCGCCGCGCCAATGCGGCACCAGTGAAAGGGTGTAGCCATGTCCATCACCATTGCAACCGGCACGCAGGTGGCCATTGCCACCACGTACGGCGCCGCGGTCAATATGACCGCCATCACCAACGCCACCGAGGCCGTCGCCACCCTGGCCGCCGGCCACGGCGTTGTCGTCGGTGACTTCCTCGAGGTCACGTCGGGCTGGGACCTGCTCAACGGCCGCATCGTGCGCGCCAAGACGGTTGCCACCAACGACATCACGTTCGAGAACATCAACACCACGAGCACGTCGAACTACCCGGCGGGCTCGGGCACCGGCACCATCCGCCGCATCACGGCCTGGACCTCGGTGACGCAGGTGCAGGGCGTGGACACCGGCGGCGGCGACCAGAACTACGCCGACATCACCACGATTGCCGATCGCACGCAGAAGCAGGTGCCCACCACCCGCAACGCGCAGACCATCGATCTCACGGTGTTCGACGATCCGGCGCTCGGCTACTACGCGCCGGCGGTGGCCGCGGCCGAGGCGAGCAGCACCATCGGCCTGCGGATGATCTTCCCGAACAACTCGCGCATCGTCATCAACTCGTACATCAGCGTGCAGAAGATGCCGAGCGTGGCGGTGAACCAGCCGCTCACGGCCAAGCTGTCGTTCTCGGCCTACGCCGAGCCGACGCGCTACGCGACCTGAGCGAGGCTGAATGGACCTCGCCGACCTGAAGCGCAAGGCCGACGCCGCGCGCGAGTACCAGGTGCAGGTGGGCGCGCTCGCGTTCACCTGCCGCCTGCCCACCACCCACGAGGTGGAGATGGAGACCGCGCGCGCCTGGTCGATGGAGCGCGACAACCTGGCCGTGCTGCTGCGCGTGCGGCGCGCGCTGGTGGAGCGTGCCGTGGTCTCGTGGGTGGGCGTCACCGAGGCCATGCTGGGCCCGGGTGCCACTGACACGCCGGCCGAGGTGTCGCCGGCGGCGGTGGGCCTGCTCATGGACGCCAACGAGGCTGTGGCCGACGAGCTGCAGGCCGAGTTCGTCAAGCGCAGCACCGCGCGCAACGAGCAGAAGGCAGCCGCCGAAAAAAACTGATCGAGCGCATCGCCTGGGAGAAGGCCCGCCCCGATGCGCAGAAGCTGGCCGAGCAGGGTCTCGGCGACCTGGTTGCACCGTGCCCACCTCTCTGCCCCGACGCGTTGCTCGCCAGCCAGTGCTGGGCCTGGAGCGGCGGCTGGGCGCCGGAGCGCTGGTTGAGCTTCGGCGCGCTGCACGAGGTGGCCGATTGGTCGCTGCTCATCGAGATCATGCAAGTCATCCGAGAGAACGTCTGACATGCCCATTGCACGCCTGACCATCGATCTCATCGCCCAGCTCGCCGAGCTGCAGAAGGGCATGGACCGCGGTGTCGGCATCGCCACGGGCGCGGTGTCGCGCATCGAGGGGCGCCTCAATGGCTTGGCCACCGCGGCCAAGAGCGTTGGCGCGGCCATCGGCGGTGCGCTGGCCGTCGGCGGCCTGAGCGCGCTCTTCCGCAGCGCCATCGACGGGATCGACCAGCTCAACGACCTGTCCGACGCCACGGGCGCCAGCGTGGAGAAGCTGAGCGCGCTCGAGGCGGCCGCCAAGCGCACGGGCACCGGTGTGGACGTGGTGGGCTCGGCGCTGGTCAAGCTCAACAAGACGCTGGCCGAGGCCAAGCCGGGCAGCGAGCAGGCCGCGGTGCTGCAGTCCATCGGCCTCAGCGCCAAGGAGCTGCAGGACCTCGATCCCGCCGACGCGCTGCTGCGTGTGGCGCAGGCGCTGGCGCGCTTCAACGACGACGGCGGCAAAGCCCGAGTGGTGCAGGAGCTCTTCGGCAAGAGCGTGCGCGAGGTGGCGCCGCTGCTCAAGGACCTGGTGGAGCAGGGCCAGCTCAACGCCACGGTCACCAAGGAGCAGGCGGCCGAGGCCGAGCGGTTCAACCACCAGCTGGCCCAGGCCAGGAAGAACAGCGAGGACCTGTCACGCTCCATCGCCTCAGCTCTTCTGCCGGCGCTCAACAAGCTCTTCGACCGTGGCAAGAAGGAGGGCTGGCTGTCGGCCCTTTTTTCCCCCACCGAAGAAGCGCAGGCCATCCAGCGGGCCAAGTACCTCGGCGTGAAGCTCGAGCAGGCGCAACGTGAGCTGGCCGCCGCCACCGAGCGCGGCGACACCGACGCGGTGGAGAAGATCCGCGGGCGCTTGTACCTGCTGAGCGCCGCGGCCACGCAGGCCACCGACAAGCTTAAGGGGGTGGGGGAGGCCGCCAAGTCGCAACGCGACCTGCTGCGGGGCCTCGAGGCCGACGCCGCCGAGCGGCCGTCCGTTCCCGACGTGCAGGACCCGGCCCTCGCCAAGCGCTTCGAGGAGTTTGTGCAGCGGTTGCGCGAGGCCGCGCTGGCCACGCAGGATCTGAGCGAGGTGGAGCGCACCCGCATGGCGCTCACACGGCCTGAGCTGCAGGGACTCACCGACGACCAGCGCGAGTACCTGCTGGTGCTCTCTGCCATCAACGACGAGATGCGCGGCCGCGTGCAGGTGTTTGAAGACGCGCGCGACGCGCAGGTGCGCCTGGCCAAGGCGCCCCGCGCCAACGGCGATGCGCTCGATCGGGCTTTCCGCACCCTGCGCGGGCCAGACGAGGCGGCCGGCAACCTCATCGTCAACGTCGACGAGCTCGTGGCGCAGTCGCGCGCGGCCCAGATCCGCCAGCTGTCGGCGGCGCTCGGCAGCGTGCGGGACCAGTTCGCCGCCGGCGGCATCTCGGCGCAGGCCTACCGCGAGGCCATGGACGTGCTGGGCGAGCGCATGCGCGCGCTGGAAGACAACGCCCAGGGCCTGAGCGAGAAGCTCGGCCAGGGCAGCGAGGAGGCCAAGGCGGCAGCCATCGAGATCCAGGGCGCGCTCGGCTCGTCCCTGCTGGCCAGCATGGAGGGCAACGCGCGCAAGATCGACCGCATCTGGGGCGACTTGCTGCGCCGCATGGTGGCCCAGGCCTTGTCGGCCCGCCTCATGGAGTCTCTCTTCGGCAAGGCCTTCGGCAGTTCGGGCGATCTGGGCGGCGTCTTCGGCCGGCTGGTGGGCCTGTTCGGCGGTGGCACCACCACGGGCGGCGCCGGCAACACCAACGGCCTGGCCGACGTCGTGAAGAACAGCACCGGCGCGGGCAAGAGCACCCTGGCCGGCGTGTCGAAGGCGGGATCGCAGGCGTCTGCACCGGGCGTCGTGCAGAACGTCTACGTGCAGGGCGACGTCGGCACGCGGGCTCGGCGCGCCATGCTGGGTGTGGCCGCCCAGATCCAGTCGCGCCAGCAGCGCGCCGCCGCCGTCTGATCGCCGAGGCCCCGCCATGCCCACCATCGTCGATTGGCCCACCACCGCCGCGTTCAAGAGCGCGCAGTTCTCGCTGGGCCTGCAGGTCAGCGAGGCGCTCGCGCGCGGCTTCTACACGGGCAACGTCCTCAGCCAGCGCAGCGCGCAGGCCGACCGCATGACCTGCGTCGTCACCCTGCCGCCCTGCACCCGCGACCTGGCCGGCGAGCGCGAGGGCTACATCTTCCACCTGCGCAGCCAACGGCTGTGGATGCGCTTCGGCCTGCCGCACCGGCCCATTCCGTTGGGCACGCTGCGCGGCACGCCCACCGTGACCAGCGCGGCGCTGGCCGGGGCCATGAGCATCGCCATCACCACCACCGCCAACGTCACGTTGCGGCCGGGCGACTTTCTGGGCTGCGGCACCAACACGCTGCTGATGGTGGGCATCCCCGGTGCCACGGCCAACGGTTCCGGCGCCATGGCCTCGTGCCCGCTGGCCATGCCGCTGCCGGTGGCGCTGGCCGGCGGCGCCTCGCTCGCCTGGGACAAGCCGCTGGGCCTGTGGGAGTGGGACGGCGACGCGCCGCAGATCGACTACACCGCGCCCATCCTGCAGC